AATCTTCTGTTGTCGTGCTGGTGTGGAATGTTGCATTACCTTGACGGAACGCAATCGAAACGTTGCCAGTAATCAGCACACCGAATTTCACGTGACCACGAATTAATGGCGTACGGAAATTCACGTTAACCACATCACCGCCATTGAAACTGTGTAACTCGGTGCCACAATCCATTACCTGAACTGCTGGGCATGTAGCAGTGAACGTGCAATATTCGTCAATCACATCGCACTTGATTAAAACAACACCAGTGCCCGGATAAAAGAATGTCACACTGCGACCGTAGCCAACCAAAACATTGTCGCGATAAACGCTAACGTCTTGCGTTGTGGTGACTGTGGTATTACCCGGCGTTACACCATATTTCATAGTGATTTCAGACGGGCCGAGGAATGCAGAAATTTCCCCGCAATTCAGATTCGCTTTTGTCGGTTCGCGTACAGGACACGACGCACGCATTTGGAAATCTGCACCACGCGCTTTGATTAGGAACGGCAACGATTTATCGTAAGCCAGCGTGTATGTGCCAGACTCAGTAATCGTGGTGGTCGTCATGTTTTCAATTGTCAGCGTTGTGTGGTTTGGAATCACAACGTCAACAATTGTTTGGCCGCTCACATCATTCATATCCATGGTGATATTGGAATAACCCGGATACGTTTGAATCGTGGTGCCGCAAAATGCATTGATATCTTCTGGATCAGGATCGGGCGCAATGTACGGGCAATCAACCTGCACCGTAACGCTGCCGTAACCTGTTGTGTATACGGTCACTTTCCCTTTATCAGGATTGTAATCGTACGAGAAATTCACGACGCCAGTGTGACCTTGCAAAACGTAAAACGGAACGTTGTTTTGCCGGAACTCAACCGCCGTTGTTTCAACCACGGACAAGCTAATGTCGATTGTGCCGATTCTTACCGGCAGTTTTACTTCCACTTCCAACGGTGCATCAAACGTGTACGGTTCATCGCCGCAGACGAATTCATAAACCGGAATTTCTGGTTCTTCTGGTGTGAATGGACACGTGAAAATGTAATCGACTGTAGCGGTGCCTTGGGTACGTGCGTAAACGTCGCCTTTCTCAGGATCGTAATAGAACGAGAAATTCCCTTCACGATTCGAAGTCAGCGTTGCGATCACGGTTTTATCTTGGAAGAAAATAACTTCACCCGAACCATCAACTGCCCATTGGACGTTTACGGTGCCCGGTTTATCTCCCAAAAGAATAGTGTTCTTTTTCACGTAGCCAGCTTGTCGCCACGACTTACCACATTTCAAAGTGGTTTCTGTTTGTGGCGGCAGGATAACGATTTCAGGCAAGCAAGGATCAACTTGGCAATCCAAACGAATTGCTACACGGCTATCGTTTTTCCGACCTTGATGCACCAAAACAATTTCATCCATTCCCGGCTCATCGCTGTAAGGCGCGTAAGGGAATGTAAAAGAACCGCTCAATTTATCCAGCGGCGCAGCAAGCAAAATTTCACCCTGCTGCATCACATAGACTTCATCATCTGCGTTATTGCGTTCGTACCAAACCGTAACCGGCGCTTGAATTTCCCCTAAGAAATACGAGACAACGTGTCTGCCGCGTCCGCAAAGGGTAATCCATTTCCCGCACTCTGCAATGATTCGTGGAACAGGTAAGGAACTGGGCGCAATAACGGGAATAGTCGTGCAAAGCATTTGATTTTTCCCTTAACCGTTATGGATATTGCACAGGCACATTCGCCGGTACTGCGTTGATTTGTGTTGGATCAATTGGACATAGGCAATCTTCGTCAGCGGCCCAAATCAAATCCAGATTTGTCGGATAAGGTTTAGTCTGCGCAACGTCATTCATTTTATTGCCTTGTTCACCACACGGGCCGCGCATTGTGGTTGGACATGTGTATCCACACAAACCGCGTTTACCTTCAAAACCTGCTGGCCCCTGATTACCAACATCACCACGCGGGCCAGTTGGGCCGAGCGGGCCATACGGGCCAGTTGCGCCTATATCCCCTTCTAAACCGGGATCACCAACGGGGCCGTTTCGCCCTTCCATTCCGTTTGGGCCTGCACAACCAACATCACCGTCTTTTCCATCTTTTCCATCAACGCCGTCGTCTGCATCAATACCGGGATCACCACGCGGGCCTTGTGGGCCAACACCGAAATCAACTTGACGGAGAAAAGAAGAAATAAGCAATTTGGTTCCGTTCTTACGAACGAATGTCAGCATGCCAGTGCCGGTATCGAATGCACCTTCTGCTAACTGCTGCGCGGTGCGGTCAATTGGCTTATCGAAATAAACAGAATCTGCATTATCTCGGTACGCTTGTTTTCCGTTTTCACCGGGCGCGTCAATGATTTCCAATTTCGGCGCTGCTACCTCAGTGCCATCCATAACGGTTTGGACATTGAGGGAGCAATCATCTTTTTTGTTCGTCAGAACTGTCTTGCCAATCGGGACAGATACTGACTTGTTGTCCAGCGCTGCGATAGTAAGTGAGTTCGACATTTTCACGCTCGCATGTATGCGTCAATTTCATCTGCACATTCGGCTTCTGTCACACGACGACGAAGAACACCGTATTTCCGATTACGTTCTGTCACTAGCGCAATCATCTGTTCCTGCGAAATCTTGCAAGGATAACCATCGCGAGTGAAATAGCTTTCGGAAATGTACGGCAATTCATCATCGAAATAACGTGTGCCTCGGTACACGATGTAGTTCATGTTTTTTAACTTGTCGAGGGCAGCAAGACGGTACGCATTCACGTCAATGTTTGCGAAGAATATTCCGTCTTTAAACCCAAGGTTATACATCGAATAATTCTCGATGCAAGTGTGGTACGTGGCGGCGGGGATTTCCACCGCTTCGTCACTGGGCTTTTCATCACACTTGCGCAACCCTTGACCCGGCACGTACCAGTAACTCATGTTTTTGGAATCTCCAACGCATTGAAGTTGATATTCACAACTGTCGGATACTGCGCAGTGTTTGCGTTGTTGATCCGCATTTTCGCAACCAATTCCACTTCTTTCGTATTGTGGTTGGCAGGATCAAGTTCAATCATTTGCGTCAGTGTTGCACGCGCATAGGCCATACTCGATTTCGAGTTTTCCGCCACGATCAAACCGGATTCACCAGTACCACGAACGCCGCGACCGAATTCAGGTTCTTTCGATTGCGAGGAACGAACGCCAACAACAAATTCGATATTCTCGCTACCGTCCACGCTCACATAACCGGGGCCGAGTTTTGCAGAGAAATCGCAGGTAATCATCAGAATGATTGGCCGGGTCAACGACACTGTGTGCGTGACAATTGCGTTGCTGGTTTTTTCAGTGGTATCGGAACTGTAACGCTGGAATTTCGGCATTGTTGGGAATGCGTCATCATCCAGTTCAATCAACGTTGTACCGTCGCCACTCAATACACGCAGACCTTGACCGACGCTGATTTTCGGTTCTGGAATCGGCAATTCAATCGGGTTCGCGCCGTGACGCAACAGCACCAGATTTTTATGCGAAACGTAACCGTCAATCACCATGCCGTTTAGGCCGGTTGCTTCGGTGCCTTGCGATTGAATGTTCTCGAAAATCATTACCTCAACTTCAAGGCCAACGTCGAGGCTCGAAGTGAACACTGCATAATCGTCAATGATTTGGTAATTGTATTCGTGAATGTGCGCACCGGATTGCGAAATGAATACTTGCTCAATCGCTTGCGGTTTGGTCGGCAGTTTCAGGTAGAACGTTTCGTCTTTGATGAAATACGTTTTGGTCACAATGCGTGTGCTGTAACCAGTTTCTTGCACGTAAGTCAGCGGACGAATTTCAATCGGCAAACCAGCTTCTGGCGGGCTAGTGAATTTCAGCTTTTTCAGAGTGGTGTCGATGCTGTACGTGGTTGTCGGTTGCAGAAGGTTGGAAACGTACGCAAAGATATGCGCAGCGTCTGCAACATCCATCGCCAAATCGAATTCGGTTTTCGCACCATCAGCAACAAAGGCCAGTGTCTTGAATTGCACACGGGTGCCGGTGCTTGGAGATTTGGTGAATACCCGGAAATCAATTGGAACAATCGACGGAATAACTTCGGCGAATTCAACTTCCGATCCAGACAATTCAAATGCCGAACGGTGCTGAGTTGCCGTACCCAATGCAGCATAAACGTAGTTAGCGTTTTCTGGAATCAATTCACCGGTGCTATAGCGCGCAGTGTCACCAGTACCAACGAGGTTCAACGCATTCACATCCAATTTCGACGGCGGTGTGTAAAGTGTCGAAATAATGCGAGTTGCTGCGCCCGGTGGTTGCCACGAAAGATTGCCATCGGTGCCGGGAGTCAGTACCCAATCTTTCGGAATATCCACGGTGCTTGGAATATCACCGGAACCGCCGCCGTTTCCATTACCGACTTGCATTTGCCAAATAGCAACAGTGCTGGCATTCAAGTTGGAAATAGGTTTCGAATCCACATCCCGGAATTCGCCCGCGCCTTCGTTGAAACGATAACGCCGGGTTTGCCCTTCGCCACTGCCTGCAACAACGTGAACAATTACCTGTTCGTTTGCTGCAAATCCAGATACATCAGGGATTTTAAAAGACGTGGGAGTTGCCGTCGTAGGCACGCCGGTAAACACGCGCTTATGGTCTGTAAAGCCCCATTGAAACGCGCCAGCCCCGTATCGGAGGGCCAATACAGGGCTATTTGTACCGTCAGGGTTTACGCGACCATTCAAAACGGAGATTGCGTTGAAATTCGAATTACCCGGAGTAGGCAGACGATACAAAAAAGCCGTCGAAGGAATCGAATCATATTCACCCGCGCTAACGTTGATAGTGGTCAAGTCAGCACGCGAAGTTGCGAGAACGACGCTTACACGAATTGGCTCATTCGGTTGCAAAGTGTACGGCGTATCAAACACCGCACGAGCAAATGCAATATTACCTTCGAAAAACAAAACCATTTCTTTTGCAACGGTTGGAGCAGTCAACGTACGGGTGTCAACGTCCATAACAAAACGGGCAACGCGAGCACTCAAAACTTCAACGTGGTGCAGCGTTCCACCAACAACAAAATTGCCCAAAATGTTGGTGTGCTGTGTTTGTGTTGGATACAGATTCGAATCGCCCATGCGGAACGACGCGGGGTTAATCAGAATGCCGCCAACGTCCGCGTTATTGAGAGCCGATTCCCCTGCATCCAGAAGTACCAACTTATCTGTCATTTTCTGTGCCCTTATGCGATTGGGTGCGAAACGCGGCAAGTATCGCAGTAGTAAACTTCACGCCGATTAAACAGCGTTGCTTTGCCCATCGACACACCGCACTTTGGACAAACAGACGGGTTCGTGTTGGAAAGTGCCGAAGCCGTGGCCGAATCTTTTTCCACCGCGTCTGGTTTTTCAATTGCAGAGGCCGTGCTTTGTTCTGGTGCTGGTTTGGTGTACGGGTTGAAAACTTCGCGCATAAATCCCCCTGAGAATGATTAAACGGCGCATCGAAACACGCCGTTTTATAG